CCGAGCGATAGTGGCCAGCCAGTTATCCCGTGCACGCAAAAAAGCCCCAGAAGCAAAACTTCTGGGGCTTTCATTTGTATGGCGGAGAGATAGGGATTTGAACCCTACTGGAGCAGTGCCCAGTCCGCTACAGCCCTGATTTCATTGGAGTTACGGGGTTCGCTCAGGACGAGGAAGGCCCACAAAGGACTCTGATTTGCCCTAAATTTGCCCTAAAACATCCGGCGTATTCCATACGGCCAGAAGCTCATTCTATCCCGTTTAAAACCCTTCCCGCCATCAGTGGGCTTGGGTGTCTGATATCAGGGTCGTAGCGACCCACCCATCCCGGCGTTCTGCCGAATCCAAAACCCCCACGATTGCCGCAACTGCACCCCCTCGTCGCGCCAACCTTGTAGCCGTGCTCATTCCTCGATTACTGTATATACAAACAGTATTAGGCAGTACAGAAATCATGGACATGAAAATCAGGGCAGAGGTTTTAGCCGATTGGGATCGGTGCCTCTACAGCCAAGAGGGCTGGCGCAACCCTTTCGCCCACTACAGATATTTGATGCGCTTAGCCGATGACCTCCTGCGGCTCGGACAGATCGATCTGGAAGACCGCTTCGAAAGGATCGAGATTTTGATTGGCGCATTCACCCACCACGTTGAGGAAACGCCAGTGTCCTGGCGGAACCCAGCGGCGGATTACGAGGCGTACAACAGTGCCGGCTTTCAGACTGGCAGCGTGAACGGAAACCGTTACTACCTCCACGGCGCCGGTATCGAGCCGGGACCGATGGAGTTCTTCGCGCAGATTCACGACGCCGACGACAACGGGGAGCATCCAATCATTACGCGTACCTACCAGCCGTATGGGCGCCTGGCTGGCCGGTATATATTCACGGACACGGGTTCAAAGCTCGCCCTGGTGGAAAAAACAGTGATGGTCAACGGTGCCTCCGTGACGCGGCTTGATGACCCTGACACCTATCGGGCAATCGTAGACGCGGCGCTGCTTGCGCTGGAGGACGGAGACATGGTCCGGTACATCGCACTGTGGCAGAAAGAAAACTTCTCCATATTCCGCCAATGCTCAGCGTGCTGTGATCGCTTCGAGCTGCGCGAGGACTGTGCAGCGTGCGCCGGGATGGGCTTTGTCGAGGATCCGGAGTGCCCAAGCAAACTTCCGCCAGGGTTCGTGGGTCAACCGAGGATCAATGTCGGCGAGCTAGGGTGACGCTATGTGCGGAAGGATTGTTCAGTACAAGGGGATGGATGATTACTTCAGCGAATTAGCGCCGAGGTTTCCGAAGTTCAGCGGCTTCGACAATGTGCCGATTGCTCGGTACAACGTAGCGCCGTCGACTAAGGTCAACATTCTGCGAGCGGACGAGGACGGGATCCATATCGATCCGGTTCGCTGGGGATGGTCGCCGTTTTGGGCGAAGGGAAAGCGTGCCGACCCGATTAATGCGCGAGTCGAGACGGTGACAACGGGGAAGTTCTTCAAGCAGCTCTGGCCCAGTGGCCGGGCCTTGGTGCCGAGTGAAGGCTGGTACGAATGGGTAAAGGATCCGGACGATCCGAAGAAAAAGCAGCCCTACTTCATCCGGCTGAAGGGTGATGCGCCAATGTTTTATGGCGCGCTGGCCAAGGTGACGCCAGGGCTGGAACCACACGACGAAGACGGTTTCGTCATCATCACCGCTGCCAGCGACCAGGGCATGGTCGACATTCACGACCGCCGACCGCTTGTGCTGACGCCAGAACTGGCTAATGAATGGCTTGACCCGGAGCTTTCGCCAGAGCGCGCCGAGGAAATCGCGAAGGAATGCTGCAGGCCGGTCGATGACTTCGAATGGTATCCAGTCGGCAAGACTGTGGGCAATGTGCGGAATCAAGGGCCGGAGTTGATCGAGAGGATATCGCCATGACACTCGATGAGATGAACATCCCCCAAGTAATAAAGAAGGAAGCCGCCGACCTGATGAGACGTGTCGAGCTGGCCGACGGCTTGCTGGAGCTCGCCACCGCTGGGGGCATGACCGAGGGGTTCATGATCGGAATCAACTGCCTGAAGGCATTGCGGCCGAATGACGTTGACGCGCTGGAGATACTTTTCAGTCAGGCGATGGACCGGAAGATGCGATAGGCCCAGAAGTAAGCGAACCGTAGGAATTCTCGCAAGCAAGCCCCGCTATTCGGGCTGAGTCATAAGCTTTTGCCAGCTCTCCCGCTCGTTTGTCAGCCCGCTGGAACAGGTCGGAGAGCACCATTGCGGCGCGGGTGGCTGCCTTGCCTCGATCGGCAACGCCGGTATCGCCGCCGGCGCAACTTGCTCGGGCAGCCAGTTTTCCTGCTTCGCTGCGCACCCGGTCACCAGCAGCATCAGCAGTAGCCCCGGCATCAGTAGCAGTCTTGATTTGGTCTCGCGCATCGGTTCCCACCTGGTTGGCCGCAATCTGGCGACGCTGCTCTTCGGTACGATTGGTTGTCGTGGCGGCGGCGGCAGCCTTGGCCTGTAACAGTGCTTGATCGGCCCATATCGCTTTCCATTTGTTGTCCGTGACGGTAATGCCGTGGCTGTATGCGGCGTATAGGACTCCGAGAACCAAGGCGATAGCAATCAGTGCGGCGCCTGCCCGCGCATAAACAGAAGTCATGGCACATCTCGGAAAAAGACGTGGTGCCCCATCTTCAGTGTTTGCTTGGCCTTCGCTGCCCACGTCGGCGGCTTTGGCATCGTGGTCGCATAGTAGTGAGTTGCGCCACCGGTTGGGTCTGGCTGCTTGCCGTCGACCACCTGGTCGGCAGCGATACGCGCTTGGGCGAACTCCCGGAAAGGGATCTGCTTAGCGCCACTGAGGTATGGGAAGTTCGGGTCGCTCTTGTTCCAGCAACTGAACTGCCAGGCCTTCTGGCAGACACCGGCATAACCCTCGCCCCACCAATCAGGTTTGCCGTCATTGTGCAGGTCCATGTCCACCCGATTGCGGATAGACCAGGCCACAGCGATCTGGCCGCTCAATCCTTCGCCGCGGGCCTCCCCCCACAGTGTGCGTGCAAGTACATCGCGATCTATTTCAGTGATGATCATGTTTTCTCCAAGCAAAAAGAAGCCCGCACGCGACGGGCTCATAGCTGAAATTTGTAGTCGTCAATCGCGCAGGCCGATAACATCCGGTGCACGTTCTCCGAGCATTAAGGGATGCCGGTGGAAAATAGAGCCACCGATGATTGCGAACCATCGGTGGCTCGCCCTGCCCTCATTCTTCAATCGAAGAAATCGCCGAACTTGTCGGGGTCTTGGTGTAGCTCCAGTGGCCGCCCAGTTGGACGCCGAGAAAGAAAATCCACGCCCTCCATCGCGCTGTACCGTCGCCAGTCGTCAACGCGCGGTAATAGATGTCGTCGCACTCGCGCCGGGTGAGCGGCCCGAAGCTGTACAGCCAATCATGCAAGATCGACGCGCGCATCCCGTAGCCGACGAGCACGCCGTAAATAGCCAGCGCAATGACGGCGATGATCCAAAGCGTCATGCGGATCCAAGGATGCGAATCAACCAGCGTGCCGCCGGTCAGTGCCGTGACCGCGCACCACCGGCAGATCTCCCGAAGGATGCGGATCGATGCCAGGTCGCTGACGAAGGTGCCCGGCACGGTGATAAGGCCGTGCACTGGATCGCTGAACGTCATGTCATGACGCATCTCGACGTCCCAGCGGCTGATGAACCGGATGTCTGGCCGTACGTCGAATTTGCCGATCGGTGTCGTCATGCTTTTCTCCAGGCGAAAAAAAGCCCGCACATTTGGCGGGCTCTCAGATGAATAGTTGGCAGCTTAATAAGGGTCTGGCGCTGCGCTACGCGTTCGAACCACGTAATCGCTAAGCCTGGATGCTATCCCGAGAATGGCGCTTTGGTTCGAAGGGGTCAGCGCTTTCAAATGCAGTATCAAATCAGTTTCATCGGCTGCAATTCTACTTGAAGGCTTTGGCAAGCGAGCCCCCGTAACCACATACAGCACGTCGACACCGATGCAATCCAGCGCAGCAAGATAGTCTGCGCGCGGCTGGCGATATCCTTTTTCATATTTGAGCTGCGCGTTAGGAGCAATACCGCCCGCAGCAGCGAAATCTGCCTGAGTCATTGCAAGTCGCTGTCGTTCATTTTTAAGCCGTTGTCCTACGCTCATGTTCCACCTCGCTGATTGGTAGTTGTTGCCAGACTGCGAGCAAATGGCCCATTGAGCGTAACTGAAATATGTCGCCGTCAAAATCCGCCCAGCGGTCGGATACATCGATAGCAACCAAATAGATAGCCTGCTACGATTAATTCAGATTCCGCCGGTTGAGATGCTTGAGGAATTAGAAGCCCCGGTGATCACGGTCATCGGGGCTTTGCCATTTCTTGGGCACAAAAAAACCGCTCAAGGCGGCCGGGTTAGCTGAAATTTGTAGTCGATGGTCGAAGGTGATGCGCCACTATATCGCTGGTATCATCCAGCCCACGTTCTGCGCGCATTTAGGGATGCCGGTAGAAAATAGAAGCCCCTGCGATTGCGAACCGCTGGGGCTTTGTTTTTTGTAGGTGAGAATTGGTTTAGAGCGGTGGTGCGATCATCCAAGCGATGACGTAGACCAAAATGCAGAAACTGGTTACTACTTTGAGCGGCATACCTACTCCTTGGCATGGCTGATTCCTTGCGTGCATAGGATACATCTCGCGATCAGGTGCGCACTGGTACTTTAGTAGGTGTGGAGTTAAGCGGGCAACTCCAGCGCCGGCAGCTCAAGCAGGAACGCTTCGACTGTCGGCTGTTCATGCCCGCCGGCCAGCACCACCGCCAACTGCTCATAGGCGTATGCCCAGACCAGCGAGCGCCAAGCGCGGAAAGCGATGCCGTCATTCTGGAACTCAGGCACCGCTGGCTCTACGGCGTAGCTGACTGCCGTGGCAATGCTGTCGTATCGAGAGTCAATGATCAACGACCGCGCTTCCCGTAAGTCGTATGGCATAGTAATATCATGCCAATACCTTTGTTCAACGGACTCTACAATGCGTGTTACAGGTGCAAGCAAGCTCCAAGGTTTTACTCTGATTGAGCTGCTCATCACCATAGCCATCGTCGGCATTCTGGCCAGCATCGCCCTTCCGGCTTACGACAGCTACATCACCAAGAGCAAACTCAAGTCAGCTCAAGCCGATTTGGTCGCACTAGGCCTGGTGATGGAAAACAGTTTCCAACGTCAACTGATGTATCCCGCGACCACAGCTGCCAGCACCGCCGAGACCAAATGCGTGTCCGCCACCGGGACCATTAGTTGCACCGCTGCCGCATCTGCATGGCAACCAAGCCAATCAGATTTTTTCACCTACAAGATAGTTATCGCTACGAAAACTACTTTCAAACTCGAGGCCTTGGGCAATACCGGCAAGGTGAATGGCTGCAGCGTCACCCTGACCCAGGACAACGTTCGAAAAATAGAAAGTTGCAGCCCGTATAACGGCAGCTGGCTGTAGTGCGCGCCCAAGGTTTTACCCTGATCGAACTGATGATCACCATCGCAATTTTCGCCATCTTGCTGTTTATCGGCATTCCGCTCACTAAAGCGTGGAGTGACAGCGCCAGTCAGCGCGATGCCGCTGGCATGCTCAAGCAAGGAATTAGTCGGGCCAAAGCGACGGCCTTACGCAACCCCGGTGCGGCGCTTGATAACGCCCCGGCGGCGGTGCTTTGCAGGTCGGGCCAGACGCTCAAGTTGTTCAGCATCGCCAATGCCCAGCCCATCAATTGCGCCGCAACAGGCAATATTCTTTGGACTGCACTGATGCCAACTACTGTAAGCGCGCAGGCGGCCGGTGCCGAGATCGCCTGCGTGGCCTTCAACAGTCGCGGGTCGCCCGTGACGGGTGGCAGCGCCTGCACCACTACCGCCATTGACGTGACCGTCGGCAACGAGAGCGCGCTCAATGTCCTCATTATCTGATTCCGGCAAATGCAGGCAACGTGGCGACATCCTATTCGAATCGTTGATAGGCATACTCTTGATGTCGATCATCGGCTTAGGCATCAGCTACGCCACGTCTCGGGCCGCCGTAAGTCAGCGCGACATGAAATTGCAAGGGATCATAGTTTCCCAGATGCGTAGCCTATTGGCCCTGAATGGCAATTCGTTATGCACCACTAACGCGGCCCTCGCAGTAATTACTGTGCCAACCCAAACGACTCCGATACCGCTGGTCGCGACCTGCACGGCTGACACGACGGTGACTATTGGCGGGCGCTCAATTACGGGCGGTGCGATCCTGGGCAAAGTGGTGCTAACCACCCGGACGTCAGACAACATTCTCTTCGGCGGCGTTATCCGTGTCGGTGACGAGACATGAAGGCGCCACAACACGGTTTCAATCTAGTCAGCCTGATGATCGGTGTGGCGCTATCGATGGTCAGCATTCTGGCTATGCTGTCGCTTTACAAAAACATCATAGGGATTTCGGTGCTCTCTATTCAGGACTCCAAACAGGATGGTCAAGTCGCCACAGGTCTGCTGATCGCCGAGCGTGAATTGCTTAACGCTGGTTTCGGGCTTAATCCCACGCCGGTGCCTGTTATATTGTTAGATAAAGCGGACTTAACAGATGGGATCTTGAGTGGGCAAGTGAAGCCGTTCGACACCGCCTCCGCTACAACCACGCCCCCACCCACAGGGAACGCGATTATCTGGAACTACATTCCGAGCACATCCGGCAATGCTGCAGACGCCATATGTGTCGGTCTGATAATGAAAAAGAACTTAGATCCGCAGACGGGCGCCCAACTAACGACAGGCACGCTGCTCCGGCTGCAAGGCGCATCCAATTGCAAGTTGGTTTCGCAGTGGAATAGCACTAAGTGGACATCCGCAAAACTGATTGAGGCAAACCAAGCTGCTACGTTTTTTAGTGCCCATTACTCCGCGTGCTGGCCGTTTGGCAAGAGCGCCGATGCCGCCAGCGCCACGATGCGTCTACAGGTCACGCTTACAGCAATCAACAGTACGGTCGATGCCAACAGCGCTGATCCCCTGCCTGCCTATGTGAAAAGCAAAAGCACGGTCTGTCTGCGCAATCTCGAAAAGATTTAGCAGGAATTGATATGTCACCCCGCCCCTTGATGGACATGACACGCAGCTCATCTCAACGAGGCATGGCCACTACTGTGGTGATGTTGCTGACCGGTATGGCGATAACGGTAACTGCCATGGGTATGATGTATGGCGTACGTAGTGCCCAAGAACAGCTGATGGTCAGTCATGCAACCGTTTCTGCAGAATCTAAAGCCTGGTCCGCTGTGGAGCTGGTGCGGCTGTATTTAAAAGATACGGCTAGCGCGGACCTGTCAGCTTTAAAGGTTGGTCAGATGGTATCAACAAGCATCGCCGACCTACAGATCAAAGTCTCATTGCCCTACAACGCATCCACAGGAATGATCGGCTTCACTGTCAGTGCTATAACAAACAGGGGCGGGGCATCCGCATCAAGCGCGACCGTGGAGGCGATCTATGTCGTAGGTGCGGCTGGTCAGAGCCTACTAGCCAGTACGATCGCTCTCTCAAAAGCAACCAACATGTCCGGTTCAATCAACTTCATAGGTGCGCAAAATGCTAGATTCAGCGTCGACGGGGACGTTAACCTAGGAGGATCGGTGTCGGGGATTTCATACATCGAGGCGAATGGCGACATCGTTATTGGGGGAGGGATACAGGTTGGTGAGGTCTTCGCGAATAAATCCCTGACAGTTAACGGCTCGGCCAGCACCACGAAGGGTTCGGCGATCACCGGCATCAAGATTGCCAGCGGCGGAACCCAGGGCACACTCAAAACCAACGGCAACGTCTCGATGGAGAATGGCGCGGCTGGCGAAATCAACGCCATTGGCAATGTGCCAATCACTGGGGGCGGAGTGAGGGTCAACTATGTAAACAGCGGAGGCACTGTCACCTGTCCGGGTACATGGTGGTCAAGCTACACATTCATCAATGCCCGCGGCACTTCTGGCTGTCCGACAGCCAACGTTAGCAACCAAGTCCCCGCCTCGACGCTCGTGGCGCTGACCCCGATAACGGTAAAAACGGTAAAGATCGACGCCAACGACTACAAAAGCTCCGCCAACTATATTTTCGAATATGTCGGCGGCAAGATTCGCGTAACTGTGAGCGGAATAAACGGTATAACGGACGGCATCTTTTATCTCGGCAAATACGGCTGGCAAAATAATCGCGGTTATAACGACTTCCTTTGCGCTGCAGTTGACGCCTCTGGGAATTGCACCGTACCGGCCCTGCCTACGTCAGTTCGCACTATTTGCGAGGGGCAGTCAACCTCCAATGGATGCATAAGCTATTCCAACGGTCTATGGAAGGTCTCGGGCAAAAGCCTCGCACCGGGAGTACTTTGGTTCGATGGGAATCTGAGTATGGAAAACGGAAATTACTACAACACCGTAGTTGCCACGGGAAATATTGCGACAACGGGAAGTCATAAAATATGGTCTTTAAACTTCGCTGGCTACGGCGTTATCTGTGAGAACAGCTACCCGAGCGACTACAAAACAAACGATTTCGCCGGAATGTATCCGTTAGCTTTCTGCGACAAGAGCGGGACAAAACTGAAATCAAATGCGCTTGGCAATATTGCCTACATGTCAGGCGCATACAACGGCGCCGTTTTCAGTGGTGGCACGATTAAGGAAGGCGCCTCTTCCGAGATATTCGGAACGATCATGGCGGGCGACGTGTTTCTTACCGACGGAAGCAGTACCGTGCACGGGTACATCAATGCCGCTGGTCAGGGATCAGCGGGCAATAACGACTGGAAAGGCTCAACAACCATTGACCTCTCCAATCTGCCCAGCACGTACAATCCTGCCGAGACTCCCAGCGCTGGTGGGTCATCAGGTAATTCTGGCGCCCAAACCGCGACAGTAAAATGGACGCGCTACCTGTAATGTCCCGCCGAAAGGTGTTTGGTAGGTAAGCCATGGGCAATGTCCGGAATCAGGGGCCGGAATTGATCGAGAGAATATCGCCATGACACTCGACGAGATGAACATCCCGCCAGTAATAAAGAAGGAAGCCGCCGACCTGATGCTACGAATCGAATTGGCCGACGGCTTGCTGGAACTGGCCACCGCTGGAGGCATGACCGAGGGGTTTATGATCGGCATCAATTGCCTGAAGGCATTGCGGCCGAATGACGTTGACGCGCTGGAGATACTTTTCAGTCAGGCGATGGATCGGAGGATGGCCGAGGCTCGCCATGGCTGAAATTTGTAGTCGTTAGGCAGTCGGAGCGGCAACCGCCGACGTTTCGTTCGTGTACGGTTCAGGCTGGACTGGCCATGTAGGTGCGCTCGGCCATGTGGCTTGAGTGCTGACCCTGCCCACAAGTACGCGATACAGCTTCCACGCCTTTAGCTGTGCGGCGCGGACTGGCTGCTCGGCCATCTCTGCCGGGGTTGCCATATCCAGATCGACGGCATCGTTCAGTGTGTCGACGCGGCCTTGCAGCGCGGTTACCTGTGCGTTTGCGAGGCGCTGGAGGCGCGTGACTTCGGCGGTCTGGTAGGCGGTCCATTGTTCGGTGGTCGCAGCGACTATGACCCACGACTGGAATGCGCGACCGCCTTCGATTCGTACCGGGCCCGCAATGAGACTATCAAGGTCGCCAAGGGCTGGGCGTGCGTCGTACTCAAGCACGGCGTAGCCATATTCCAGCAGCGCCTCGTTGCCTACGTCTGGCGGAAAGCCGACGAGCGGGAATAGAGCTTCAAGCTGTGCCAGCGTGATGACTTCGAGTGTTTCGAGACTAGCAAACATAAAAATCTCCTTATGCGGGTATCATGCGGACGGCTCGGACGGACAGAGTTGAGCCGTCGACGGATGCACCGCTTTGCGCGCCATCGGCGAATGATTGCCGCCATGCCGCACTGGATGAGAACCTGGTGGATGTCCAATAGTTATTAGTAGAAAGCGCCTCCGCCCCTCCTAGCCTAAAGGCATCTATGTCGGTCTGCGCCGGCCCGCTACTGGTGTAATTCGAGCCTGCAGGGTAAGAGTTGAGGTTTGCGCCGCTATTTGTGCTATTTCCTTGGGTGCTAGGCTTTAGGTTTCGATAAACAAGCTCAAGCTGGTCTTTAGCCGGCAAGGCCCAGTCGGTGTAACCGGCGATGGAAAGCCCCTTGCAGAATACAGCCGCCCGAAAACTGATCGGGTTGGCCGTAGCGTATATGGCTGCCATGTTGGCCGCGCCATCCCATGCGCTATTTATAGTCGTCGCAACCGATCCATTGGTGTTCCAGTACTGCCCATTTGCTTCGCCAGAAGCCTTGGGCGCCACGATCAAAAACCAAGAGACGCCTTCTACCAGTATTCGTCCTACATAAAACCCACCCCCAAGCGCCGAACCAATCACCGGATCCGATACAACCGGAGCCTTCCACCTCCGCAATGCCTGAACCAGCCTCATGTCGATGGCCCTGCGTATAGATTCCAAGCAGTACCGTTCGCCGTGGAGTAGATGTACTCGGCGATCTTGTTGGCTGCCGGGGTTGCCGGGACTGTACCGCCAGAGGTGATTGGGGTCGTTCCTGAGGGCTGCGTGAACGTGTAGGCCGTAGCGCCCTGTCGAACTCTGACCAGGACGCAAAACGTCTCAGCGGAAACTGTCGGCACATTGCTCAGCGCCAACGTGGTGTTGCCCGTGAGTGTCAGATCGAAGACAGATGCCGACGAACAATCGAGCGAAACAGTGCCCGTGGCGGCGGCGCTGGTAACGGTTTTATCAAGGTAGCCAGCCATGCTCAACAGCGTGCCAATGACTTTCCCGGTGAAGGTCGCGCCGATAAGACTGGCCTTGCCTGCCAGCGCGGTAGTTTGATCCGTGATCTGTTTTTGAAGCTTTCCCATGCCGACCAAGACGCTGTCGGTGGATACGATCGCACCGGCCGTGAGAACGGAAAGCCCACTCAATGCCGTGGCCAGAACGCGCGCGGCGGTCAAGTAAAGGTTGGTGACGCCCTCCGGCACGTTATCCGTGCTACCAGGGCTCGCAACCAGTTGAACGTACGCCGTCCCGCCCCAGCGGTATTCAAAGTTCGTGTTGAGGGTCACATAGATCTTGCCCGCTTCGCCTGTAGCAGGCAGCGCAGCAAAATTTGCGAACTCCAACACGTCATCGACATAGCTTGGCAGGTATGCCGCCGCGATCTTGCTGTCCGCGCCCAGCGGCGCAACACCGTTGGCCGCGCCCACCAGGGAACTGGCGAGCTTGGCATCAAGGGCGGCCGTGAGGCCCGTCACGGTTGAGAGCGCCTGCGCACCGGTATGGTTGCTCCGGTTCAGCAGTGCCGCATCCGAAGAGTTGGCAGTTGCCCCCGGGGCCACCGCCGACAGCTTCTCTTTTTCGGTTTGTGTGAAATCAGTGGAGGACAGTCCCTTGCCCGTCACCTTGTCGACCTTGCCCGCGTACAGCGCCTTGAAGTCGGCAGCTATCGCCTGAGCAAGCGCTGTTACCCCTGCGATTAAACTCATGGTTTAGGCCTTGGCGGTGTTGTAGGCGGTGACGAGATCAGATTCAGGATCGCCGATCCCGATGTTCTGGCAGGCTTGCAGGCGCTGGGAGGATGTCAGCGTCTGTGCTTCGGCAAAGCTGACTTTCTCGCCAACTTTTACAGTCAGCGCAGTGACCAAGCCTGCGTCGTTGACGAGCAGATCCTGCAATTCTTTGAGGGTGTCGAACGCCGCGCCAGCACCGCCCAGAATTGAGTTCGTTACCGCAACCTTGGCAGCCTCGATCATGTCGAACGACTTGTCCGCCGACCAGGTAACGGCAGTTGCGCCATTGCCCGCGGTGTCGTCAATCACTGCGCCGCTGGAACCGAGCAGGCCGTACAGCTCGATGATCGCGTTGACCACCGTATCTTTGGCAGTGGTCGGCAGCGACGTCATGTCACCAATGCGGTTGCGCAGCAGTTTCACGTCACCGGCAATAGCCTGGGCCAGCGCAATCAGTTTGGCTTCTTGAGACATCAGATGTTTCCTCGTTCGAGTAGGTAGTAATTGAGCGGATCGGGGGTGAAGTCGTCGGAAACGTAAAGCTTGAGGTCTGAGCCGAACTGCAAGCGGTTGTTTGGATCGGAGCTGATCTCGGCGGCGCCAATGCCAGGTGCGCCCTGTTCGCCAGCCGTCACGATGTTCTGCTCATCGCATTGACTGATGCCGCCGATGTTGATGGCGCCTTCCACGTAGCGTGTGCGGGTCGGCCCCGCGTAAACAAGATCGAGCGTGTAGTGAAAGTCGGTGCCCACCAGCAGCGCGCTTTGCTCTGCGGTAATGAAGCGGGACAGCACGCCATCGGACTCCAGTCGAATGCCCTGCCCCAGCGTGAGCGTGAAAAGCAGCGCCTCGCCGCTGTAGACGCTCATCTCGGGCAGGGCTTCGGACAGGTTGACCGGGCGGCGATAGATCAACTCGCCGGCGGTTGGCTTCAGCCCTGTCGCCGACAGCGCGTTGATTTCGATCTTGTTGCCATCAATGAACGTCGCATGGTGCGGCAATTGGCGGAGCGGTTCGCGGTTGAGGTTTGGCATTCCCTGAACGCCACGGACCCAAACAGGCCAGTTGAAGTCCAGGCCGTGGTTCGGAACAGTGAGTACCAGTGGCGCACCGGTAATACCTGCGATCGCGCGATAGACGAACGACGGCTGCATGATGCGCACAATGTCTCGGTAACTTGTCCCCGGTGTAACGGACAGGTCTTGGCGGGCCGGCTGCATAGCTGGCTACTCCTATAGGGATTGATCAGGCCCAGTTGATTGGTACGGGGGATCCAACAACAAACTGTTCGGACTCGGGATTGAAACTTCCGAAGTGACGCACATCGTCTGGAAATGCAGCGCTGTAAGGCTGAAAGCCGTCAGGGGTGAACACGCCTTCAAATAACGCGGGCTCGTCGTTGATCTGCAAGCTGATGCCGATCAAGTTGTTGCTGTACAGCGAGAACTTCCATGCCTTTGAGAATAGGCCCATGCCGGATCCAAATATTGGAACGCGCCCAAAGGGATCACCGCCAAACTCGCCACCGACTTGTTGGCCCGATATAAAGCCTGAATTCGGAAATGATTCCGACGCGTGATAGCCGTCGAGATTTATGCCTAGGGTCAATGTGCCGCCATTAATGGACGAAGACGCGCCGTATGAAACACTTGCCGACCAGTTTTGGCCCGGGCCTTCCCACTTGAGTGTGCAGTTTCCCGAAGCAGAAGCGCCGCCGGACAGGCTCGGTATTGCATCCTGAACCTCATCGGTGTGACCGCTGTAATACACTCTGGCGATTCGGGATTGAAGGGTTGAAACCGAAAAGCTCGCGCGGCCAAGCGCCCAAGAGTCAGTAAAACTGAGATATCTGGGCGAAGGGTTTTCGCCTTCAAAGGGCAGCATCACCAACCACTTTTTAGTGGTAGCGGCCGACTCCGGCCCCCTCCAACCTGATCCAGTGACCACAGAGACCGAGCCGGAGTATCCATAGGTGACAGTGTCGCCAATCTGTGTCCCCTGCTCATCAAAGAGCGGATCTCGACCGGTCTCCGAGTCTGCTTGCAGTGGCCCCAGACTATTGCTCAGGCCGCCCGAGGTCGTTTCGGTGATTTCCATTACATCATCGGCGTTATAAAGCACTGTGACCTGAACGCCGATAGATTCGCCGGAACCAGTAAGCGAGACCTTGGCGAACGTGTACGCTCGGGGCCGCGTATCAGTGACGATGCTCGAGGACGGCGCAGTATTGAAGACACACCAGGCAATAACTGCATTGCGGCCGGAAGGACTCACTGAGTGAAGTTTGATAACCGCATCAGTTCGCGAGCCTAGGTCGGCAAAGAACAGCGCTCTCTTTTCAATGGGTAGCAACCCAACAGGCGCAGTCACGTTGCGGATGCGCGTTTCTGCGGCAACGTGGAACTCTCCAAATCTGGTTATCGAAAAGCGGATTGATGAACTTGAATCGCCGATAGTTCGTTGGGCAAGATTCACGCGCCAGCGGCTCCCGTCGAGCGCCTGATAAATCCAGCCATCAAGCTGCCGGTTGTACAGAGTGTTCCCAGACAAAAGTGCCTTCCCAGCCCAGTACCTGCCGCCCGGAGGCGTCAGTGCAAACTCCTCGTTCGTTATCGGGGTGACGCCCGGCACAACGATCAGGTGCGTGTCGCCAGGGCCGAACGCCGAGCGCTGGCTGTTGATCGGTTGATCGTAGGGCTTGGTCATGCCGTTCGGGAGTTGCACAACGCTCCCTTTGATCAGGCCGTGCCATGGCCACGTCAATGTTCGCGCCATCGGATACCCCGGCAATATCTAGTGGACGTTAAAGGGGCTCAACCAGTGCATGGCTGTCCAGCAGACTCCATCGGTATTGCGCATTGCCCACGAAGTAAGCCAAGCGGAACAACATGGTCGCACCGTCTGGGACTGACAGTGAACTATGCCCTGCTAAAGGATTGCCGAGATCCTGGTCGATAGTCAGGGTCAGTGTATCGCCAGCATTGTTACGGACAACCAAGTCCACTTTGGTGAAAAGGTCGTTGGCAAAGGTCTGGCTAAGTGTCGGCAACACCAGCCGCTTTGAAACGCCCTGATAAATATCCCAAAAGGTTTGCGGTGCGTCCGACAAGATCAGCATCTGGGCGCTGCCGTCGGCGTCAGCGTATACCGGCCGATCCCCGTCCAGAAACTTGGTTTCAGCAACCGTCCAACAAGTGTTTACGCCGGTGATCGCACGCCAGCAGCGGAACTTGTAGTAAGTCGCGCCGCCGTTATAAGCAACCAATTGATTCGGCACGTGGAAGTAAATTGGTGCAATCGACGGGTCTGCCTCGGTGAGGACATTAACCGGCGAGCCGTTATTGCACTCCAAAACCACTTCCATCTCGTAGCAACCTGGCTCGGAAAGGACGGGAAATTTCAAAATGTAATCCACGTCTCTCGTAACCTGCCAAAGCACGGCCGGGGCGTCTTTATTCAAAGTCCAATCCGTTACGGTTTGGAGAATGGTTACCACGCTGCCTGGCAATGGGCGCCCCCAGTCGGCAACGCTGCCAACTCCGTGAGATATCCACTGCTGCCCGGTTATGGTGTTCGTGTAGTGCGCGCCAACACTCGGAGGTGCGGCAGTCGGGTTCGCCGCTGCTGTGACGGTGTGCTGAACAGATGGCATGTTATCCCCCTATGAGTTGGTTGTTTTGTGCATCAATGAGCAGGTCGCCGTTGCCAGCAGTAAGGGCGCCGTCAACTGGTGTTGTTCCGCCATCGCCAGGCCCTGTGCCACCTCCCCCGGCCTCAATCGCGGCCACCCGGGCGGCGAGATCAGTCATCTGCATGACCAGAAGATTCATGCCGCCGGCGGTGACACCGCAGTAAATGGTCGATCCCGCCTGCCAGTACTGGGCGGTGGTGTCTTCCTGTGCACGCTCGATCACAGCAGCGCCAGAGGAGATGGTCACCTTGATGATTTCCCAGGACGTTTGCTCCATGGGATTGAGTGAGTTCACCAGCGTGAGCAGATACGGCGCATCGAGGAGCAAGGCAAAGTAGGCCGGGTCAATCGGGAGCGTCGTTGCGCCTGGCGCGAAATCGGCTGTTAGCTGGGTGATCCAGTTGTTCAGATAGCGCATAAGAGACCTTTAAGGCGTTGCGGGCGGCGGTGGCGCTGCCAGATTGACGATGACGGGCGCCCCGTCGGCATCCTGGAGAACCAGCTGTTTGAGAGCGGGAAATGAAAACAACCCGTCGCTGCTCAACGAAGGGTTGTCCCAATACACACGTTTGGTGACGTCGGCCTCACTCAGCGGCGAGGCGATGCCGCCGCCGGAAACGGACGGGGCGTTCTTCGCGTCGTAAGTGCCCAGACCAGTTTTGGCCGCCACCGCCCCGCGCTTTGCCAGGACGGGCAGAACCTTGGTTTTCTTCGTGGGATTAACCAGGCGATTCAAATCAGCCGTAATCTGGTTTCCTATGGCACGACGGTCGCTCTCCAGTTTGACGCCCGCTGACTTGCGTTCGCTTTCCAAAGACATCGCTAGAACTCCAGTAGATCGTTAGGAATGCTGACCCGGTACGTCGCGGCTACCTCAACCACTTTTTCATCCCGGTCTTCCTCGGCAATTTCGGCGGTGACAATCTGAAGCCGGCGCGGAAACACCTCTAGATTTGTCTGGGCGTTGTCGTAGTTGCCGGAGAAGCCGTCACGGGTATCGTCATAAGCGCCTGACGACGACTTTCCTCCCAGCTGCGTGTGCAGGCCGGTCTGTATCTCTTCTTCTGGCTGCGGCACCACCGAAGGCGCCGGAGGGTTGAGCGCATCATTCACGTATCCGCCGCCACGCATGACGGTGATCCCAAGCGTGGTTATGGCAGTTCCGGCAGCCAGATCGAATGAGTCCAGCACACGACTGCAGCGCGCCCTGGCATTCACGCCCTGATCGGATATCTGCAGCGTGTGCACCAGGTCAACGTCAAGCACCATGCTGGTGGGGACGTTCCAACTGATCGTGGTCGCGCTGTGTGCCAGGACTATCGCGGTCTTGGCTTGGTTAAGGACGCAGCGCAATGCAGCCTGGCGGCGCGCCTCGTCTCGTTCGTCGATATGACCGCTGTTTCCCTCGTTGACCACGGGCAACTCCACGGTCCCGCCGTTTCCAGCCGTGGTTGCATCGATCCCAAAGGCGGTGCCTTCCCACGCCTCTGCGACTTCGGTGCTGTATTCGATGGACAGAGATTCACGGGTGATCACTTCGCCGGCCTGCTCAATGCTGGAATCGGCCTGAACAATCATCGTGTACTTTTCAGTGACTGCCTGCGTCCAGCGGCGGGCGCCTACGAAGGTGAAGCCCAGCAGCAAATCGGGATAGCTATTCACCCAAGGCTGCCCATTCCCGCAGATGTTGCCGCCGCTGGGAGGAATTCGAGAGTACTGCGGTTTACCGATGATGCTGAGGCCGCCACTGGAAGCGGCGTCCTTCATCATGGGGATGTCGACTAATTCGGTACCATCTTTGCGCCAAAGGCAAAATCCTTGGGTGCCGCCAAAGCCTTCGGTGCCCGGGTGCCCCCAGCTGAAGGATTCATTGAGCTGCCACAGCCGGGAGAACCTGTAACTGGCCTCAATCTCGATCTTGTTCGTCAGGCTGGTCAGGTCTGCATAGCTGATGTTGATCGAGTCATAAATCGTCGTGCCGGCGCCGAACACAAAATCCTGCCCGCCGGCGTACCAACTTGTCAGCCGCAGCTGGCCATCTGCCGAAGAATCCAGACTTGCCTGGATGGTGCCGAGGCGCTCCTGGACGTAATCCCAACGGCTGCGACCTTCCGGCGTCTCGAATACATCGAGCGACCAGAACGATGGAGTCAGATCATCGACCTCATCAACCGACAGCTTCTCTACGCGCTGTTGCAGCTGGTCACCGCAGTGACAGGTCAACAAGCGCATCACCGCGTTCCATTCCGTTGTGACGATGCGCCCGGTGTACCGCCGACGCTGTGTCGTCGCGCCATGGGCTGTGCTGAGGTAATAGATCTGCACTTCCCTGCCCACCCAATCCATTGGGATGACTGCTCCTGGCCGCATCTGCATTGTGAAGGTGGCAACGCCCGCCGCCCCGCGCTCGCGATCAATCTCAACCTGTCCGGTCAGCCGTGAACTCACATCAGCCCCGGCCACCAGCACCAGCAGACTCCAGCGGAACGCAGCGCCCGGCACGACCATCTGGGGGACGGGTGTTTTCGTGAGGCCGTTTAACCCATCTGTTGCCGTGGCATTAATAGGGGATCCATTGATCAGCATCAGACTTCTTCCCAAGCGATCGACCAGCCGAAGTTGGCCTGGGCCGCGCTTTGCGATTTAGGCGGTTTGCTGGCAAACACGTTGTAAACCGGCATCCACTGAATCATGTACAGCGACGCGTCCGGCACCTGGTCCGCAGTGGCCACGCCACCGGAAAACGCACAGCCCGTTTCGACCCAGTTCACGCCGACCAGCGCGAGAGCCCAGGGCGCTACATCTGGCCGAGGATTACTGGTGAGCCTGTAGCCAAGGGTTGCGCCGACGATGCATTCCTGAGATGTCAGCCTCAGTTCCAGGGGCTGGCTGTAATCCAGGCCATCGAGGCCCGGCGGCATCCAACCCTGACCGCTGATCGTCCCTGCGGCTTTGCCCCAATGCGTCATCTTGACGCCCTCGCCGCCGGACAGCCGGACCACAGACGCACCGAGCAGCGGCGTGTCGGATTGGTCGGGAGCACCAGCGTGCAGGACGATTGGAACCCCACTAAGGGTGATCAGTGGCAGGCTCATCCATTACTCCGGAAATGAAAAACCCGCCGAAGCGGGCCGTGGAACTGGGTCAGGATCGCCCGAACTTGATTCGCTGATTTCGAATGATTCGGTCGAACTCTTGCGGAGGTGCCTGGACGTTGTAGGTCTCGCCATTCAACGACAACGACAGGTGCCCATAAGGCTCGGGCGTTGGAGGGTTGATTTGCTGCATCAGCGACTGGGCAGGCGCTGGGATATCCGGAATAAACCGATTACCGACTGCACCGCCCTCGGCAAAGCCCGGCAGCCGGCGTTCGTTGATGCGACGCAGGAAGTCCGGGCCGTAATGCTGAACCGCAGCGGCCTTCATGACGAATTCACCGTTGGATAGCCTGGCAAGGATGCTGTCGCTGGTGCCGCTACCCGGTCCTCGAACAATGTCGCCGGCGGCGTAGCCGGGCACATCGGTATTGGCCGGTGTCGTCGTAACGGTGCCATCAGCGCCTACAACGGTCACGGGAATCGTGAGCGTCTGGCGCATTTTTTCGGCCAGCGTGGCGATCTGGCTTTGAGCGGCGGACAACGAAGCGTCATCAACTTTCGACGTGACAGGAACATCAATCTTCCCTGCCGCGTCTTCCGCCACCATCGGCTCCAGTGACACGGGAATTTTCCCGCGCGCGGCGACCTCCCGCACCATCTTCTGGTAGTAATCCTCCTCGAGCACTGGCTCGACCTGAACGCTGAGATCCTGCTGGGAGTAATCCGATACCCCAGCCTGGTATTTGAGCGCTTTGGATGTCGGCTTTACAACTGTCTGATCGAGTGGAGCCGCCTGCTTGCCTGAATCGTTTCCGGTGATGGCGCGTTTGAGTTGGTCGACTAAATTCACACCTGGCTGCAGAGGCTCAACTTTGGTCGTTGGGAAGGTGACGGCGTCACTCGCCTTACCAGCGATGGTCTGCATTTCCTGAGTCGGCTGAATCGCAGCGCCAGCAAATTCCAGGCCTAGTTTCACCCGAAGATCTTTCATCTGCTTGACCACTGCAGCGACTGCCTCGTCGCTCAATACAGGGGTGATCTGAACGTCTTTGAGCTTTTCAAGTTCAGCCTTC